CGTTTCACCGAATTTAAGTAAATGGTATATTAAACCAGCAGGCAATTCATTACTATTAGTGTCAAACAGTCGGATTTTTCCATCCCATATACGCCGTTTAAAGGCAGGCATATATTGATAACCAGGAACAAAGAAAGAAAAAAACTCTTTTAGCTCTGCGGCTTGTCCGAAATTGCACTCAATATAAAGATTAGCATGATCTAGTTTCCAGATTCGAATTGTTTCCATCGTATAATGTTGCTTATCGTTTGGTGGCGCCAATTAAGATTTCCTACTATTTCTTGAAGTGTTTCGGTTATAGTTTTCCAATACTGAATTAGCTCTTCACTTTTTTGAATTTCTGGATCTGAATCGTAATAGTGATCCATATCCCCTTTCATAATTTTTAATCCATTAAATGGATCTGGGTCCCACCCATGTTCTTCCATCTCTTCCTGAGACATCTTACCATTATACCAAAGCCACTTATATTTTAATAGTGTCTTTTGTCGCATTTCACTTTTCTTCAACTTAATTTTAGCTTGTGCTAAAAGTTGTAGATATTTTGCATGCAGTTGAGGGGTATCACGGGAAGATTCATCAAGCTTAGCGTTATTAATTCGTGAGTCTTCTGCCCACATGTCGAGAATAGTCTCAAGCTCTTTCATAATATAACTCCATTGTATAGGATTATCTATATAAATTCAAAATACGTAAATCTGAACGAAACTGTAAATGTTATAAATTCTGTACCACTTGCGGTAGATTCAAATTGAATATCACCTAATGCTGTTGGGCAACATTCTAAATATTTTACTTGTTTAGTTGTATTGTTTTGGCTTGATAAAATAGATAAAGTAATATCTGAATAAGTTGGAGCGCTACTAGCATTTCTATCTAGTGCTGATACTGGTAGATTATCAACTACTCTACGAATCCAAGCATACATTTCATTATATGCTGTCATATCTTCATCTAAAATAATATTAGCAGATAGCTCATTAAATGTTAGTGAACCACCAACGATTGGTACCCCTTGAATTTTTCTAAAAGGTACTTCGGATGGATTTAAAATCATACCAGGATGAGTAACTGTTTGCGCAAAATATTCTAAGTTTGGATAGTTCTCGCGATCAATTACTAGTTTATAACTGGTAGGTTGCAAGTAATTTAAATTTGTAGTTAATGCCATTCTAGTATCTCCAATACAATACTATTTATATCAATTATAAACCATTATTTAAGCAAAAAAAGAGAGCCCCGAAGGGCTCTCTAAGTAAGCATTAATATTATTATTATTACAGTGTCTTATGCGAGGATATTGTCTACGCGGAAGATTCTGTAGTACTGGTTTGAACGATCGGCAGCCAAACCAGAAGCAGGAGACGAACCAACGAATGGGTTTGAAGCCATACCGTAGCGAGTCTTAAAGCCAATCTTAGGCTGGAAAGTATCTTCACCAACCGCACGTACCATTGTTAATGGAACGTATGGGCAATAGAAGAGACCTGCGTCATATGGGTTAGTACCCTTATAACCAACGTTGATGTAATCAGCAGTTGCATATGGATCAATGTAAACCCGTGTGCGACCATTAAGAACACCAGCGAATGTGTTACCAGTATCGTCAACGTTCAAGTTAGTTGCCATTGCTGGATTATAGTCAAGCATACCAGAAGCAGCAAGAGCAGAAGCAACATCTGAAGAACAGATGATGAAGTTACCTTTACCACGACGAGTTTCTTTAGCAATTACGTTAGACTCACGCTCGATCTGAAGGATCAGACCTTTGAACTTCTCAACAGACCAACGTCCATCAGCATCAGTTGCAAGATCGAAGATACCAGCAGTCTGGATACCAGCCTGGCGTGAACCAATCTTAGCTTGAGCATTGATAGTGCGAATAACTTCGCGGTTGATTTCAGCCAAGATCTCAGTTGAGAGAATGTTAGCCAATTCTGTTTCAGCATCCAAGCCATGAATAGCTTTAAGATCCTGAGCGAGTTCCAAGGTGTACTCAGCTTTCAGTGCCCGGCTTTTCGCAGTCACTGTAGCTTTTTCGATGGTGAAGCCCATTTGAGCAAAATCTTCGCCACCTGATACGCCAAGAGCTTCTGCTTCTGAAGTCTCATACGCATCGCCTTTATAAGGAACGTAGGTTGAACCTGAATCAACAATAGATGAATCAGTATCTGTATCAGTTGCACCAGCCAAACCTGATGGTCCGCGTGAACCGTTACCAGTTGTTGCTGAGTCACCTGAGTAACCAACAGCTGCTTCGTTAAAGAGAGCTTCGCTGCCTGCTGATACGCCGGCTTTTGACTTCTGGTAAGTTGACTTCATTGCGAAGATCAAACCAGTTGGACCAGTCATTGGCTGTACACCACAAACGTCGTATGCCATAAGGTTAGGCATTGCACGTCTTACAAGTGCAATCAGAACTGGGTTCCAGTTTGCACCAGTTGTGCCATGAGCTGCACCAGTTACAGATGCATTTGTGTTATCTTCATGAAGCATACCTTCTTCGCGAAGTGCACGCTCTTGGTTTTCGAGAACCGCTGCAGTAACTGCACGGCGATGGCTGTCTTTAATAGAACCGGCTGTCTCTTCGTTAAGAACTGGAGACCACTTTTCTACAAGACGATCGTAAGAAATAGTGTTATTCATTTTAGTGACACTCCTTATTTAGATGTCTTTTTAATAGCTGACAGATATGAATTCATAACATCAGAAGATTCGACTTCATAAGCACCTTCTTCGTCAATTACTTCTTCTGCAACTGTCGTTGATTTATTGAAATAAGATTCTTTTACTGTTGCTACTTTGGCTGCAAATACATCTGCAGTATCAAAATCAACATCAGCTACAAGAGACTTAAGTTTTTCGACTTGAGTTTCTGCAAGATCACGAGAAGCTTCACGAATGATTTGCTCCCGCTTAAGAACTTCCAGTTCCTCTGCCATCACGATGGCTTTACCAGTCTGAGCGTTAAGTTGCTCTTCGAGCTCACTAACTTCAGCTGCTAATTCGTCAACCAGGTCGACTTTAGACTCAGGTACTTCGATATAAGATTCTGTGAACAGATCTTTCAAAGAAGTCATAAACTTCTCAGCAATTTCAGTTCTCAGACCAGATTCGATAGCAACCTTATTGTCTTCCATCCATTGTTCGACAACATAGTTCAGGTATGAATCTACCTTCTCTACAAGATCTTGTTTTGTATTAGTTACTTCTTCAGCAATTTCTTCTTCGTATTTAGCTTCAAGACGATCAATCTCTTCTGCTAATTTAGATTTAATGGCTGCTTCGAAAATAACTTCAGCTTTAGATTTGAATTCTTCAGAAAGTGTAGCTTCTGATTGAACTAAAGCATTAAGGTCTTGTGAAAAATCAGCTTTATACGCGAAATCAGATTCTGCAATCTGCTCGCCTTCTACTGCTTCTACACCTTCGGCCTTATAGTTATACATTGCCGCAAGCTGTTCTCTGTTCATTGTCTGCATTTTGCCAACTGTAGCTGCAATTAAACCAGCTTTAGTCTTAGGCATTGGTTCTGCATTTTTAGCATCTTTTGCAGCACCCTTACCATTACGGCCAGCAACTGATGTAGCATCAGCAGCTTTATCCGCATCCGCAACAGATTGTGCTTCGGCGTTCTTCGGATCATGAGCTTCTTCCACAACTTCGTCCTCAACTTCGTCGTGGAGTTCTACGTCCTGATCAATTTCATACTTATCAGTCATAATTGACTCCTATTTATCTAATTTTGAGTAACGAGAGGAAATTTTTAAACTCACGAACCTGAGTCTCATAAAGATCAGATCGTGGAGCCTTTTTAATTTCAGTCTCCATTTTTTCAATTGTTTGTGCTTGAATAATACCGTTATTCCAAACCCATTCTACGCCTTCCATAATCCCATTAACGAAAGCAGACGGTGCAGATGGATCTTGTACTATATCAATTGCGTTAAGTAGGAAATCTTCTTTCACTACCATAGCGCCGTTTTGTTGCATCAAACTTCCCATACCACGAGTCGAAACACCCAGTCCGACGCCACCATCGAGTAGACCTTGAACGATCATACCCATAGGAGTGTCTAGTACTGAGGCCTTTCCCACAACATCGTTTCCTGACCAAGTCAAAGATTCGATTTTGTGTGAAACTTTATCAAGGTTAACTGTTGGACCCTCAGGGTGATTCAATTCACCAACAGCTCTACCTTTTGAAACTTGTACGTCGTTATATCTACCAATAGCTTTTTCCATTATAGCTTTGGGATAAATTCGACCATTTCTATTCTTTTGATCGGCCTGAGCAAAGATACCTTCGATGAAGTACTTTTTACCACCACCGGCCTTTGCCTCGGTAAGTACTTCTAAACTTTGATCAGTATATTCTGCAATAAGCTTCATAAGCTCAGCCCTTATATTGTTTAACGAATTCTAAACCAGCTTTCTCAGCCTCTTTCTGAGACTTATAAGAATCTAATGCTTCTCCATCGACATAGGTAATAAACTTACCTTTATCTAAATGAATCATGACCTGCACACCTTTGATTTTTTTATCAAAGACGTGTTTACCGGCCGGCATTTTTTGTTCTCTTAATTGTGAAAACTGTTTCATTTAAAATTACCTTCGTATATATTTATATGTTTTTTATTTTCTACTTAGAGGCTTTTTTACGAATTGTCTTCTTCATCTTCTTAGGCACCGGAATCTGATTCATCTGATTCTTCATCATCGGTTTCGAGTTCTTCTGTGGAGTCGGTCTCGACATTCTCATCTTCATTTTCCTCTGCATCTAAGTCATTATAAATTTGACCAGCCACTTCAATCTTTTTTTGGTCTAAAATATCATTTAATTTTACTGTCATCATATTATTAAATACTGAATTAGCTTTATTGTAATCTTGATCTAATGCATGTTGCACTAAATCTTCGATTGGATTTGGTATTACTTCACCGTCAATGTCTGACATAATTATTCCTCGTCACTTTGGTTTTGACCAGCTGCCTGGTCGTCTTGGGATTGCTTAGCCATATTTTCAATATCTTCATCTGAGAAATTAAGAACATTTTTCATAATCCATTCTCTAGAGAAATATTGATCTACATAATTGTTAACCATATCAAGCGTTTGTAACTTTTCACGTAGAACTTCAAGATCTTTTAATTCTGTGAAATGGTTATCTCTAATAT